GTCCAGCATCTTGTAATAAACTTTTAATTTTTCCATAAGTAGCACCTAAAGCAAGTACAGACTATCTGACCTTTTTTTCCTAATAATAAAAATCCTATAATTCCTATTTCTTGAAACTTCTTTAGGAAATAATTGTAAGAACGAATATAAATCTTTAAAAGCTTGAACAGTAAATTCAAATATTTGGTTTAATTAAAGCTATAATAGTATCTGCAAATCCTAAAAATTGTTGTACTATTTGAATAGTACTTTTTGCGAAATCATTAACAAATCTTTTAAGTTGTTCTGGGTTTTCTTTTATAATGTCTGTTATTGCATTTGTTAAATTAGTAAAAAAAATCTAATAATCCAGCTTGTGCTATTGCTTGTTTAATATCTTTTGATAGCATTAAAGAATCTGTTTGTCGCACCTTCAAATGTATTTGCAAAAGCATTACTAGCTAAACCGAATTGTCCATTAGTACCAAATACTTTTAAAAATTCTGCTACTGCTGTTTTTGAATCTCTTTTAATTCCATCAGTAAATCCTAAGATGTTTTCTAGCCCACGTCTTTTTAATTCTCTAGTTCCTTCTATTCCATTAATAGATAAATTATTAAATTCTCTAGCTACTGTTTCTAATGGAATATTTAAAGCTATTGAAGCATTTTGAATAGCTGTTAATGAATCAATTAATTTATCACTATTTTTTGTTAAAGCAAATATAGCACTTGCAGATTGTTCAATTTGATCTGATGGTAATGGTGAATTGGATATGAATTTTTGTAATTCTTCAAATGCTTTTTTACCTTCATTAATAGATGGTGCTAATTGTAAAAATTGACTTCTTAATTTTTCAGCTTCTGAACCTGCTTTTAGAATACCTCGTATTGTTGCACCAGCACCTAAACCTATTAAAGCATTTTTAAGGTTAAAAATATTATTCTTAACATCAGTAAAAGCTTTAGAAGCATTGTCTATGACATTAAGTTTTATATTTAGTTGCTGATCTGCCATGTAGTTTCTCTTTATCTGCCTTCACTTTAAAGTAAGCTATCCAATAATAAAATTCATCTTGAGTCATCAAGAGAACTTCTTCCATACTTTTTTTTAATTCATGACCCAGAGCAAGTATAGAATATAACTCCGAATCAAATCTTACTTTTTTTCAGCTTCCTCGTAAGAAACACCATTCAACATTTCTGTTGATACTCTAGCTATAACATTTGCATCAGCATTATTCAATAATGTTAGCTTGTCATCTAGCTTAAATATTTTATTTCCTTCTGAGTCTTTTGCTTTTAAAACGATTGCATCTACTAATACTCCAAGATCATCATTCTTAGCACCTTTAAATAGGTTTCTTTTTTCTCCTAATGTAAATGGTGAGCAGTATATTATTAAAGGTTTGCCTTCCTCGCCCCACTCAGCTACCTCAATCTTTTTTATGCCTAAAGATTCAAACTGTGCCTTCACTCTATCTATTACGTTCATTTTTCTTCCTCTATTTAATTAATTAACTTGCTGTTGATAATGATAATGTTCCAGTTCCTTGAAAAGAAATTTCAGATTCAACTAGTCCATCAAAAGAAGCAGATACAGATTTACCAGTTACAATAGCTGTTCCTGTGTAATACTTATCTCCTGCTGTAGCACCTTCAAAATAAAAAGATACTGTGATTTCAGCACCTACTACTAAAGATATTTGTGCTGTGTCCACTTCGTCCATGTATAAAGATGCAGTTCCTGTCCAAGAAGTTAAACCTGTTTTATAAGTTCTTGTAGAATCTCCCATTGAAGTATCTTCAATAGTATCTCCAGTTGTTTCTAAAGAATAACTTCTAAGTTCTCCTAAAGTATTAGCACCAATTTTTATCAGTCCTTCTGACCCTGTGTGTGTTGCCATTTTTTGTTCTCCTATTTGTTTATATTAAGGTGTGCCAGATGTGTATTGATACATAACTCGCACCACCATTCTGATACCACCTATTGGGAACAAAACTCCTTCATCAGTAGAAACTTCTACCACCTGAGTTTGTTTTGCGTACCCACCTCTTGTTCTATCAGAATTTATTCTTGTTTCAATCGTAGTGATTAACTCATTACGTTTTGTGTCAATATTAGATGTTGTTCCTTTTACATATCCAACAATTACGAAATCTGCTGTTGCTTCTCTTAAAGCACTTGTAAAACTTATTGTTTGATCTGATCTAGTTTCATTTCCTGATTGTACGAAACAAGCTGGATATTGTTGTTCAGATAATTCATCAACATTAAAAGGTTCTCTAGTAACTTTTTTAATAGTTATTGGAGATGACCCAGTTGAAATTGCTGTAACTATATTAGATGCTATATCTTCTCGTTTGCTCATATTTTAGATAGTTTGTTATATTCTTTCATAAATACATTCATAATAGGTTGTTGTTCTCTTTGACCTATTGCAAAGAATTTACGTTTAGTTTGATTGCCTAATGCTTTTGTATTTTGGAATTTATTTGCAAAGTAAATAATAGCATAACTTGGATTAGACTTTTGTGTAATATTTGAAAGCATTTGACCTGAAAAATTAAGATCAGGGAATGTTGTTTGTCTCCCAGCTTTTTTTCTAAGGAAAGCATATTCAGCAGTATATTTTGGAAATGCGTTACCATCTGCACTTTGTCCTTTTGAAGTTCTTTGTTTAATTAAGAACATTAAAAATTCAGCAGTTCTTCCTAAAGCAGTCTTAACTATTTGTGGTTGTTCTCTTACTTGTCTTTCAAAGTTCTTTGCTACTTGTAAGGAATTATCTTCAACAGTTATTTTCATCTGATAAGTTGAAGTCTATGATAAGGTGCTTTTTCAGCATCAGCTACTGTATTAGAATCATCAGCATCATACTCAACACCATCTTTTAAAATAGAATCAAATTCATCTGCATACATTTGTAAATAATGTTTCATCATTACTTGAAATCTATCTGGGTTATCATTTGAATTAAATTTAGTAAGTTGTGGACAAGCATAAGAACTAATTACTTTATAAACAGATAATCTTTTAAATTGTGAATCTGTTAATAATGTTCCGTTCATTTCCATTGTGTTTAATAATGTAATGTCTCTATAAGTTTGTTTAACATAAACTGGATACCATTTAATTCTTAAATCTCTTTCAATATCTGCTCTTGCAAATGCGTGATAATCTGTTGGTGATGTAAATGATGCTATGCCGAATCCTAAAATATCAGGTTGATATACTTGTAAATCTGCGTCAGTTGAAAAGTTTGCCATTTGTTAATCCTTTATAATATATTTTCTTCTTATTTTTCTTGGAGTTACCTTAGCAAATATTTCTGCTTCAGTCATTCCTAGTTCTTTGTCAAATCCGTAATGTGCTTTTGATGAATGTTTAAATCTATCTACTAACACATAGCGATAAACATAATCCTTAGTCTTTAAATGTAAAACTGTCTTTGGACTGTCTATCTGTTTCATTGTAGTTGGTGGGAGATTTTACTCCCCCACCAAAATAGCATTAATTAAAATGCCGCATCAGTTGTGATAGCCGCACCAAAAGATTCTTTAACTACTGCTTTACCGTAAACGATAGAAGCAACAATTTCAGTTGCTCTTAGAGACGCATCTCTTTGAGTTTCAACTTTGAAATCTTCTTTCATAGCTAGTCCGATAGACGCAGGGTGAAATACTCCACCGATTGAATCATCAGAACCATCAATTGATAAGTTAGCATTTTCAAATACATACAATACCAGCGATTCTGCCGATATATCCATTTCTTAATGCTTCGTTACCGATTTCAGAAATTGCAGTTGCAGTTCCTGAGTAACCAGCTTGTGTTAAAGTCTTTTTCAAATTGAAAAGTGCTTTAGGGTGAAACACACCATAGTAAGGTGCAGGTACAGATAATGTTCTTAACTGTGCTTGTGCTTTGAAAAGCAAATCAGCAGTTAATTCTGTTCCAGCCGCACCACCTGTGTTTGTTGTAAAGCTAGAAAATAAAGCACATAAATCTGTGTCTACTTTTTTAGCAATCGCTTCACCGAATAATTTTCCAATATCAGCACCAACATTTCTAGAAGCTGAACTAGCACCTAAATCTGTAAGAGTTGTCATAACACCGATTTCAGAAGCTGTAATAGTTGCTGAAGTTGGGTTTACTGCTGTATTAGATAGATCAGTTGCTTCGTTTACTGCCGCCGCACTAATCGCTGGGTAAACTGGCACTTCTGCCACTTTTCCAGAACCCGTTAAAGGGTATAGAGTTACAAGAGGTCTCATCACAGATGTTTCTTGGAATGTGAAAATCGCTTCTTGTGTTATATTTGTATATAGTTCACTTAATGTTGAACTTGTTGTTTCATTAGCCATTGTTTTATTTTAGTTATTGTTAGTTGTTATTTTCATTTTTAATAAACCCTGATCTCGTTGTTTCCTCATTTCAGCATAAATTTTTCTGTCACTTGGATTACTTAAATCAAGATCACCTATTTTTAATTGCTTAGGAGATGCACCACCAATCTTGCTTTGTGAACCACTACCACTTTGAGTAGCCATCACATGATGAGGATTGTTTTTTAAATATTCGTTTACCAAATCATTAACTGACATTGGTTCACCTTTTTCTGAATATCTAGGAGTTCCATCTTCGTTGATAACTTCAACAGAACCTTGATCGTTTAATCTAACATTATTTCTAAGTAACTGTTTAACTTCTGCTGGTTTAACAGCTTTCAGTCCACTAGCTACATTTACTAATGTTTCGTCTATACGAATCCTTTTTAATTCAGATTCCAACGATTGAATTTTTGAATCCTTTTTTGATACTGTCTCCTTCAGAACTTTATCAAACTCGCCACGTTGTTT